CCCACATGTCCTTGAGGGATTGAACACCCTCCTCGATCCAGCGTGTGATGTCACCGTTCTTGGCAGACTTGGTTGCCCAGTTGTCGAACTGGATTGCCATGTCTTTCAGCCACGTGCCGAACTGGGGCAGGTACTTGGACCCTTGGATGCCGAACTGATTGAAACCGTCAAAGAACGGTTTCGCGGCCTTGCCTGTCTCATCAAAGAACAGGGTCATGTTCTTGAACAGGGTCTCGATCTGCTTGTCCTGAGAAATCTCAGTGAAAGAGTCGATCACGCCTGCCGTGAACTTACCGGCTCCAGTAGCGAGCCCCTCAAGTCCTCTTGTGAGCTGAGGTAACAGATGATCCTTGGCGCGGGAAATGGCGTCTCCCATAGGCACCCAGAATGCGTTCTGCACAGGTGTAGCGATCTGCTTGTAGACGCCGCGGAGGGCGTCCACTGCCTTGCGGGCGTTCGGCGGGAGCTCCTCCATGGCCTTCTTCTGTTTCTTTGCATCATCAGAAAAGGCGTTGGAGAAGTTGTTGAACGCGGCCGTAAAGACAAACAAGCCGGCAGACATCGTGAGCACGGCGGCCGGTGCGGTAGCCAGGAGTCCAATGGACTGTGAGATACCTTCACCGATGGAGAACAGGGTGGTTGCCACGTAGGCGCCTGTGTCCACCAGCGAGCCCACGGCGGTAGCCAGTGCGCCTGTGTTCATGACGTAGGTATCGAACTTGGTGAAGATGCCCTCAAGCGTGTTGCCAAGGCTTGTCAGCGTGTTTGACCCTGACAGCGACTTGAGCATTCCCTCAGCGACCAGCAATGATTTCTCATTGATACGGACGTAGAACGGGACCACGCGCGAGCGGCTGGCGACGGCCAGCCGTGCGGACATCAGACCAAGGCCGGTGGCCTCAGTCTCCAGTTTGATCTTGTTACGCTCGGCCTCTTGCCTGAGTTGCTCAATCTTCTGGAGCGCTTCACGCATCGACTCCTCAGTAGGGTGAACCTCCAGAGGCATGAGCCGCTTCTCGGCCAGCATGTCGCTGATCTTGGCCTTCGCCCGCTCCAGTGATCCAACGTCTGTAACGTCGTACTTGACTTCGAACTTGGAGTTGACGAGAGCGCCCTCAAGCTCAGCGCGCTTGGCGCGGAGCTTGGCCTCATCCATTTCAACCTCAACCTCTACGTCACCGAGACCCTTGAGGGCCGCGTCGATCTTGGCGATCTGTGTAGCGAGGTTGGTTGCGTCGGAGTTGACCGTGAGCTTGAGCTTGGATTTCTCCTGTAGGCCCTCAAGCAGGGCCTCGTACTTTGTGGCCTCTGCCGCCAGTGTGGCGTCGTCGGTTTCAAAGGTGATTGTCTTGGCGATACGCTCGGCCTGGAGTGCACGAATCTTCTTGAGGACGGAGGTGTAACCCTCTTTGTCCTCGTTGATCTTCATCGTGAGCGGCGTATGGTTTAGCTCGATCTGCAACGAGTCGCGCATGTTGCGGAGCGCGTCGGGATCGGCCTCTACCTTGAGCTTGTGAGCTTCGAGCTTTGCGATCTCGGAGTCAAGCGTGGCGATTGCCTGCTCCAGTGAGGAGCGGTCGTTGGTGTAGGAAACCTCCACCATTCGCTTGGGCTTGGAGCCCTGTAGGAGCTTCTCAAACTTCTCGGCCTCAGCCTTGAGGGACTCATCGTCAGTTTTGAACTTGATCGTCTGAGCAAGTTTCTGGCGCTGAATCTGCCGGATTTTGTCCAGCACGGCTTGGTAGCCAGCCTCATCCTCGTTGTACTTCATAGTCACCGAGGCGGTTTCAAGCTTCTTCTGGAGCTTGTTACGGGCATCCTCAAGGGAGGCCTTGTCCAGTTTCGTCTTTATCTTGAGCTGGCGGAGATCAGCGAGACGCCGCTCAATGTTGTCGATGGCACCGTTGATGCCATCCCAGTTGTTGTCGTACCGGAGCGTGATGGTTTTCTTGGCCTCAAGGTCACGGAGTGCCTTCTCAGCCTTACGCTCCTCCTCGCGGAGGGACTTTGCATCAGTCTTGAATGAGATTTGCTTCGTGATCTTGTCACGCCGGATAGCCGCAATGCGGGACAGGACTGAGCGGTAGCCCGCCTCATCGGTAGAGTACTTGACGTCTACCTTCACGTCCCGCTGGATACGGTTCAGTTCAGCCTGGGCTTTCGCCAAGCCCTTCACCGTAAGCTCTACCGGGATCTCAGTGTTGCGGCTGTTGAGGGATTTGAGCATCCCGTCAACTTGGGCCTTGGCCCGCTTTACACCGTCGTAGTCCAGACCAACCCGTAGGGTGACCGGCTCCTTCTCGGCGTCCTGCTTGGCCTTCTTGATGGCCTTCTCGACTAGATCGGTGTTGCCATCTACGTCTAGTTCGATTTCGTACTCAGGGAGCTTTTTGATCTGCGCCCTGAGTTCTTCTTTGAAGTCGGAGGTATCAGGGCGAACCTTGACGCCCACTGCTCCAATCAGCCGGATTTTACCTGCTGCCATGTTGCTTCCCCGTTATTCTGTTGAGTACATCCAGCACCGACGTGGCGGGCTTGGACGGTTTCTTTTCTCCCTCCCCACGCCACGCGGCAGGGCCGACAAGCGGAACCTGGGGAGCTTTGCCCGGTTCCCACTGGATGGTGTGGCGAACGAGCATGTTGACGCCGTTGACGAGCTGGGCCATCAAACGGCGGTCCTCTGTCCAGAGGAGGTGTTCCGCGACGGGATCAATCTCGGCGGGAACGTCGGAGTTACGAACGTCGCCCTCCCCTACGGGGGCGGACGAGAGAATGGCGACGTAGTGGGAGCCCTCAGGGAGTCGATGGATCATTTCAAGCAGGAGGCGTGGCGACATTGGCACGCCCCCTGCAATGACCTGAGCAAGGTCTACTTGGAAGTGAACCTTGAGATCGACGTACAGCTCGGAGCCGTACTGATCTATCAACTCAGCGAGGGTTAGGCTTCCCCCGGCTCTGTGTCCTCGTTGTAGGACTCAAAGAGTTCCTGCCAGACGGCCGGGTCGTCGCCAACGGCGGCCACGAGCTTGTCATAGGCATCGGGAGTCTTGGCGACCACCTTGAATGCGTCCTGGTACAGGTCATACAGGTCGGTGTCGGCGTCTGCCTCACCACGGGCCTTGAGGTCCATGGCGGCCTTGAGCTGGAGGCGGCGGTGCTTCTCCAGTCGGAGTACCGGCTGGAAGAAGATGATTTCGCCACCGGGGAGGGTGATTTCAAAGTCTGCAAACTTGGTGTTTGCGGCTGACTGAATGTCAGAAAGGTTGATCTTAGGCATGTGCGGACTCCTAAAAAGTAGTGGGGTGCGGACTGGGAAAGTAAAGGTGGGGCAGGGGTCCGCTCCCTGCCCCACCGGGTCTTACTCGGCCTTTGTGGTGGCCTTGCGCGGCGCGGCCTTTGTGGCCGGCGCGGGCGCGGGTGCCGCTTCAAGAGCGGCGATTACTTCACCCAGCACTTTGCCGAGCTGGTTTAGCTTGGCGGCAAAGCCGGGTTCCCCTTTTACGAATACGGGGACTTCGCTGAACTTAGCCATGTTTCAAAACTAAACAGGATCGACAGCGCGCGGCGGGATAACCGTGAGTGCCGAAACTGCACCAGCGTTGTTCAGGGCAGTGACCTTGATGGGGAGCTGGGCCAGAGTGTTGGTGTCAGCGACAGCAATGTCGTCAGAACGGAAGATCGACGCTTTGGCGCAGTAGAACCCGGCGACGTTCTCGCCATCTTCCAGTACAGCCAGAAACGCACGCTCGGTCGGGACCGGCTCGGAGGGAACTTCAACGGCACCGTCAGCGGCGACAACGGCGTTACCACCGTAGTACAGCTTGAGGGACTCGTCGGTCCATTCCAGAAGGTTCAAACCCAGCGATTCAACGCGGGCTTCGATGGTCTGACGCAGGCTCTTGTTCTGGAGGGAGCTCAGTGTCGTTACGGCACCACCCTCGGAAGTGAGGTTCAGGATGTTGTCCAGAGAGGTGTTACCAACCTCTGTCCAAGCAACGGGCGGGGCCTTGAGTGTGGCAACCGTTGTCGGGCGCACAGTGGCGACAACAGCGGTGTAGAAACGAGCTACGCCAACCTTGAGGGTTGCCGAATCGTTTGTAGTCATAGGATTCTCCTAAAAGAAAACCCCCGGCCTATTGGCTCGGGGGTGTGTTTCGATTTGAAACGTAACGGTTGTGAACAAGCACCTGATCAGGCGGGCGAATGAGAAGGCGGTAGACGCTTTCGAAACGTGTCCAGCCTTTTGGCAGACTCGCGTATTGAACCTGGCCGGTAGAGGTGGCCCAGTCGGCCACTCGTGACGGTTCGACACTGTTAGTGATGGCGCTGATACTGCCAAGGCCGGGGTAGGTAACTTGGTTCTGCTGTGCCTCGCGGATAGCGATACGGCACGCCTCTTGAATTTCTTCACCCAACTGATCGGCGTCGGGGCCTGAGGTGATCGTGTTCACAGAAACAATGGCAGGCTGGATGAACCTGTCGTCGGTGGAGTCGATGCTTGCCTGTCCACTGCGGCGCTCACGCCGCACAATGATGATCGGTGGTTGCAGGCCAGAGGCGTACAGCGAACCGATGTGGATTTCGGGATGGTCAACAAAGAAGTCCCGCATGATCTTTAGCAAGAGATCATCCACCGAACCGAAGATAGGAATGGTGCGGGTCATATGCTCAATCTCCGCTTGGCAACGGCGCGCTTAGTTGCGGTGGTCAGTGGGGCAACGCCCTTGACCCAACGTCGCCTCTCGGACGGTTTCAGCTTCTTGCGCCGGGGGCCTTCGCCCCATGGGCGACCTGGGGAAGTCCAGTGGCCAAACTCGATGGAGTTGACCGCCGCATAGTCATTGGCATTGCCGTTGGCCATGGTTGGAACTTCTTCGTCAAGGTGCAAGTAGACGATTGAGTCAAGGTCGGGAATGTAGTCAAGGGCTCCTTGGCCCTCGTGCATTACGTCGATCCTTGAGCGCTCAACGTCCGGCCGGTGACCGGCCATTTCGAGAATGGCCGCCGCGTCACGCTTGATGGCCGTTGAGTATCGGATAAGGCCTGAGGCAGTTGAGATCGTGTAGGCAACTGAATGCTCTACGCTCTGTGCTCCCCCAAGCCGGGGGTCGTTGTCTGGATAGAACTCAATGCGAGCCAATCAGAATGCACCCACATCATTGCGGGAGCGAATCGTGAAGGTGACGTTGCGGGTGTTCTTGGAAACGCCCTCACCGAAGTGAGGGGGTGCGGCCAAGTCCCACTCCTCGCCGTTGTACTCGATCTTCACCCAAGCGCCTACAGGCGCTTTGCGGGCTACGCATCGAATGATCTTCACGTCTACCTGACCGGGGAGCTCGGCGGTGGTGTTCCTGTCCTTGGACATTGAGCACCGAACGCTTACCGGCGTTTCGGCCGGCACGCGCACGCGCTCTCCCCTGGCATTGACCACTTCCACTTCCGGATAGACCTGAATGACAGAAGCGCCACGGTCTAGAAGCTTGGATTTCACGGCCACGTCCCAAGGGGGATGGGCTTGGTTCCATCGGCAGACGGGGCGTAGCCCCTGTCCGCATAGAACCCTGCTCGGCGGGACATGCGCGGCCGGGGCCGGTCATTGTTTTCCAAGCCCACGGAGATAATGCCTTGCCGCCGATTGAACGGCTTGAGCATGGCGATCTCCGACTTGCTGAGCTGAGTGCCTGCGGCGTACTCGGGAACCCGATTGAATGTGCTCATATCTGAGCGCTCGGAATCATACCCGGCAGGATTCATGAAACCCCGCGAGGCGGCGGCGGCTGTAATAGCCACCGCCACCTCCGGTGCCACGGCCTGTGTGGGCCATGGCTGTCCGCCGTAATGGCGAACCCATGCGGACGCTTCTAGAAGCATTGCCTCAGCCAGCGCGATTTCTTCCGGAGTGGTGATCTCCTCACCGCTACGGGCTGAAACCTGCTCGATTGTTGCTAGA